AGTCCTGGACCTGCTCAATTAAGTTTTCGGTTGCGTCTTTTTCTTGTTGATTCATTATAAATTAAACAGTGTTTTAGCAATTCCGTTTTCTATACGGAGTATGTTATAACTTAGGCCTAAAACTCTCAGTTCTCTTTTACGATCTTCCTGACTATTCAGGGTTAATGTTAATATTTGTTCTTTAATTAAACTAAAATTTACCTGTCCCGTTGGATACCACCGCTCTGGTTCGAGAGCAAAACTATATGAATAGAATCGCTTGAATAATTGTGTTCTTGAATGGTGTATACCACTCTGAACTGCGCGTAAGTTTATGACGTTACCTGTAACCTTATTTAAAATAACGGAATCATCTAATTTAATTTCAAGGTTTCGTAAATGTTCGTGGCTTATATATTCACTATCCAATATCTGAGCCGCGTGATCGTAATTAAGTAGAGTTACGAAGTGTGAACTAATTGTACTATTTCTATTTTCCTGTATTATAAAGTAAAGTTCCTTAATTGGGTTTTTAAAATTTAGTTTATGTTTTACAATAACTGGATTAATACTAGGACTTTGTGGAATTTGATCTACACTTTCCTGAACTTGTGTAATGATATAATCTATTTTTTTACTCAATAACATTTGTTTTTCTTCTTCGTCTAAGGAAACCATTTCAACATTTATTTTTAAACTTTTTATCAAGTTTTTAGGTTTTAAACCGGTATAATGTATGTAATTTACATGAGCAACTCCGGTTCTTGTTGCATGAATACACTGGTCAACGTCTCGAAGTTTTATAACAATTTCAATCTCCTGACCTGTTATAGCACAGAGTGGTATGGCGAGTTCGGGATTATTATAAAAATAAAAGGGTATATCGATGAAATACTTTGTATCGGATGTAGCATTACCGAGATAATGACCCAAAGTAGTTGACATAGCCTCAGATCCAGAAAGTTCTAAAGGTGGTTTACCAATAAGTTTATCTAGGTTGTGTTGCTTTGTTTGTGTTATGTATTGTTCAGAATAAATGTGTATAAAATCACTCGTAAGTCTTTGAATAACTTTACCACCTATTAGAAGTTCTACGTGTTCAATCATATGGTGACCTATTGATTCATTATACCCTATACCAGTTCCATCTGTTATAGAGCTCTTAAGACTTTGATCTATAGCGCTCAATTCAACTTTCATACTTACAGTTTTAAGGAGATCACCTTGGTTTTGTGGGATGGTACACCGAATAGTGTTTCCAAATTCTAATTCACCTTCAACGTCTAAATCAACAAAGAATGGTGCAAAATTGGTATGTTTTTGAAAATTCTTTATGAAATATGTATACTCGGGGTCGTCTGTAAAAAAAGCGTCCTGTGGACCAGATGTTTCTAATTGAACACGACCAGCCATTACTAGTATAACTGACTAAAATTTTAAACCCCCAAGACCGCTGCTTATACGTAAAACGTTATAGTTTACAGCGTATACGTAAACTTTGTGTTCGAAACTCGCGTCTGGTGAATCAAGTTCAATATCTATCAAATTGTGTGCTATTCTACTCATATTGACTTGACCAGTTGGGTAATATATTTCTGGTTTCAACGAGAAACTATAGACACCAAAGTTATTACCCGTTACTCCTGTATAATACTTTAATGGTTGTTCATAACTTAACATTAAATTATCGGCGTCTATGATTGTGGTATTATTAAACTTCATTGTAACTTGTTTTATTGGTTCGTATTTGTATACGTCGTCACTAATAGCCATAAAAAACATTTCCTTGACCGGGTTTTTAAAATTAAGCATACCAGATTTTTTAGATTCACCCGCTTTAAACTTGAATTGAGACAATTGGAGTTGAGTTATAACGTATTCTATGGGGCGTGTAAGTAAGAAATTCTTTTCATCTTCGGTAATAAAAAAGAAATCCGTTACAAGTGAAACATTTTTAATCGAAGACAAAACACTCGACGGTGGATCAGATACACCACCACTTGTTCTCGTGTATGATAATGTGACGTCTGTGAGTTTTTTAAACTTTATACGTACTTCAACAAGTTGTTTTGTTAAAGCACACGCGGGTATAGCTAAACTCGGGTTTCTAAAGAAATAAAATGGTAAAAATAAACTATAACCCCAATCGTACGTCACGTCTATATAATTATCGTGTCCAGTTAAGAAGTAGAGTGTTTGATCAATATCATCTTTATTACTGTGTATTTGATCATACATGTAAATATAATCACCCGTTATTCTCTCTATGGTTTGACTACCAATAACGAGATCAGCGTATTCTATTAATTGTGCACCTATAGATTCCCGGTATCGAAGCGTTTTCACGTTTATTTGACCACCCATATTTGAGTGCGCAGAACAGTAATAGTATAACGTGGAAGGTGCGTTTCTTGGTACAACGAATGTAACAGTACCAACTTGTGCACCACCACCAGTCACACCAGTTTCATACGCAGAACCACCATTACGGGTTCCATTAATCGTTTCAGATAGGTAAAACGGATGACTAGATGCGTTCACATTAAAAGTATACGTGGCGCCTTCATACAGTGTAAGTGTATCTTGGGAAACACCATCTATAAAGTATTTACCATCAGCAGCAGTCACTGCAAATGATTTATCCGGTGTAGTTGGTTTAGGTAAAGTAAATTTAAGCATCGTACTTCGAATAAGATCCCCTTTGTTTTTTGGAATACGGGATTCCACTACCGCGTCGTAATCAATCTCACCATCAAAAGGTGTTTCTATAGATTCAATTGAAAATTTAGTATGTCTCTTAAAATTCATCAGGAAATATGAAAACTCGGGTTCCCCAGTAAGCCATTGGTCCTGGATACCCGTGATAGCAAGGTTTAATCGACCAGCCATTCTTACTTTACGTGAGTAAAATTTTATTAAATAAAACGACACGATATTATAGATGAATCTTCAGTTGAGAAAATTTAAACCTGAAAACATGGCAGACGATAAAGTATGTGTTTTTATAGGTAAACGTAATACGGGTAAATCTACCCTTGTTACTGATATTCTATATCATAAAAAACATTTACCAGCGGGTATAGTTTTATCAGCAACGGAAGAAGGTAATCATTATTATCAACAGTATATACCAGATTTATTCATATACGGTGATTACGATAGAGAAGCTATTGAACGTGTACTTGAAAGACAAAGAAAATTAGTAGGGGGTGGTAAAAAAAATTGCGGGGCGTTTCTTCTTTTAGATGACTGTATGTATGATTCGAAGTTTATGAAAGATAAGTGTATCAGACAAGTTTTTATGAATGGTCGTCACTGGAAGATATTTTTCATGTTAACTATGCAGTACTGTATGGATCTACCACCTGCACTCAGGGCAAATATTGATTACATTTTCATTTTACGTGAAAATATTATTCAAAACAGAGAAAAACTGTTTAAAAACTTTTTTGGTATTTTTCCATCATTTGAGATGTTTAATAAAGTTATGGATTCGTGTACTGAAAATTACGAATGTTTAGTATTGGATAATACTTCTAAAAGTAATAAAATAGAAGATTGTGTATTTTGGTATAAAGCAACACTTCGTAAAAACTTCAGGGTAGGTGCACCAGAGTACTGGCAGACACACAAAAAGATGTTTAACCCGAAACACGGTAACATGAAAATGGGTGACCCAAATTCAGTTAAAAGGAATACACCCTTTAAAGTTACGAAAAGGAAATGATAAGATCAATTGCTAAACGAATGTATACACCCATAAAAAATGCCAACACTGTCGTATATCCAGCTTATAATGAACTTACTATGGATACACCAGATGGTAGTGATGATGGGTACCGTGTTATGATTGATATATGTCATACTACAAAAACCGTTTATTTAGATAACGATATGTGTGATTACGATAAATTAAATGATTTACCCAGAATCATAAAAACATTCGGGTGTTTATATCCAAACTACACTCTTCAGGGTAATAATGCGTAATCATTTAAAACCAAAAAACTATGTACATATAAATGGCAACAGACGTTAGAACGATGAATCTTTCAGACAATGGCGACGGTATGGTATCTCTAAATAATAATAATCAAGGGACGTCCTTCGTGCCGAATATTTCCCCTGAAAAAAATGTGAGTGAAAATAAACAGACAATGGACTCTACTTCGATTTCCGATATTATGGGCCAAGCCGAGGAACCACTCGAACCACCAATGATGGGCGCCGATCCAAGAATGGCACAAATGCAGATGCAAGCTCCAATGATGATGGCACAACAACAACAACCAGTAGGGCAACAAGCGACTGAAAAAAAATCTGAATCTAAAAATCCATTCAACCTTACTGATGACCAGTTCCAAGCACTCATTGTAGCTGTGTGTGCTGCGGCGGCAATTAGTAAGCCAGTTCAAGAAAAACTCGCAAACTTCGTCCCATCGTTTTTGAACGACCAGGGAAATCGAAGTGCAATCGGCTTAGCGTCGACCGGTATGGTCGCGGCGGTCGCCTTTTACCTTGCAAGAAAATACGCTTAAATAGCATTATAATGTTTATACATTCTCTTTCCAAAAATGAAATAGGAAATGAGAAATCCGAACAGTAAACCAACTGCGCGAAGTCCTAGAACAGTACCAGTACTCTTCGTAGTTTTACCATAATCTCTAAAATCTTTTTCAAATCTTTTGTTTATTTGGGAAACACCCGCAACCATACCCATACCTAGTAAAGTTGACATCATTAAAAATG